ACCAAGCTCGATGTCCTCGACAGCTTCGACGAGATCAAGGTCGATAAGCGGCCCGGACAGCAGTACAAGAGGATCGACCCGGTCGACGCGGCGATAGATGCCCACGCGGTCCGGATCAAGTCACGGCCCGAGGAGCAGGTGGACGTCGAGTCTGAGCTCACCAACTACCTCGAGATGATGGGATGGACCGTTAAAGGAGGTGATTAACACATGGGATTATTTTGGCGCAAGAAAGACGCCGAGGAGATGATCAACGCGGCAGTCGAGCAGGCCATTAACCAGGTGACGGTCAAATCCTCAGATAGTCAGCTCCAGGAGTGGAGGCAGCTGGCTCAGTGGCTTGGGATCGATGACGTCCCGGAGGACGCTCGCAGCGAGGCGACATATTTCGCCTGCTTGAAAGTGCTGACCGAGGCAGTCGGCAAACTCCCGCTCAAGCTCCTGCGGCACACAGAGGACGGCGGTATCGAATCAGCGAGGACGCACTCGCTTTGGTACAGGCTCCACGATCGGCCTAATCCGTATCAGAGCGCGTCAATATTCTGGTCGACCGTCGAGTATAACAGAAATCATTTCGGCAACGCTTATGTATGGATCGAGGGAGCAGGCCGCAATATGAGGCTTTGGATACTTCCCACGACAAGCGTAAAAGTCTGGTATGACGACGCGCTGCTGTTTTCGGATATACCCGACATTTATTATCTGTATTCGGCCGGTGGAAAAATGTACCGCTTTGGATCTGAGGAGATCTTACATTTCCGCGGATCCAATACGCTCGACGGCATCGTCGGCATCTCTGTCAGAGAGCAGCTCAAGACACTGATCGGCGGCGGGATCCGCTCGCAAAAACTGATCAATGACATGTACGACAGTGGATTTACATCCAAGGCCGTGCTGCAGTATACGGGCTCGCTCAATGATGCCAATGTTAAGGCGTTTGTCCAGGGCATCGAAGCCTATGCCAAGGGTAAGTTCAAAGCCGAGGGCGTGACCGGGATTATTCCGATCCCGCTGGGCGCGGCACTGACGCCGCTCAATATCAAGCTGGCCGATAATCAGTTTTTGGAACTGAGACAGTATACAGCGCTGCAGATCGCGAGCGCGTTCGGTATCAAGCCCTATCAGATCGGAGATTATACCAAGAGCTCTTACAGCTCGGCCGAGGCCCAGCAGCTGAGTTTCCTGGTCGATACGCTCCTGTACATCCTCAAGCAGTACGAGGAGGAGCTGACTTATAAGCTCCTGACAGCTGAGGAGATCGAAAAGGGCTATTATTTCAAATTCAATGTTGACGTAATGCTCCGGGCAGATTTTAAGACCAAGATCGAGACACTGTCCAAAGCGACCAATAACTTCCTTATGACGCCTAATGAGGCCCGGTTAAAGCTGGATCTCGGGCGTAAACCGGGAGGCGACAGGCTCCTGGGCAATGGCGCGAGTATTCCGGTCGAATATACCGGATCTCAATACACAAACGGCCTCGTCACGGACGACGGACACGATCCGGACGACACGCCCGACGGGGACGGCGAAAACTGAGGAAAGGAGGGAAAACTGATGGATGAGGATAAGCTCATGATCGAGCCGGGCGTGATCGCCAAAGCGGCCACGGTCGAGCCCCAGGAGGTCACGGCCTCGGAGCTGGCCAAGATCAACAAGTATACGCTCAGTCCGCTCACGGCCGACGATGTTTTTGTCTTTAAAAGCATGATCGGCGACAACGAGACGGACGACCGCAACGCGGAGCCTTTTAATGCCGCGGCCATTAAGGACATGGCCAAGCTCTATAAGGGGCGGCCTGTGATCAAAGACCACTATCGCAAGGCCGACAACCAGGTCGCAAGGATCTACGACACGGAGCTGGTCACAGAGGACAAGACCACGGGCGCGGGTGAGCCCTTTGTCAAGATCGTGGCCAAGTCCTACATGGTGAGGACAGCCTCCAATGCCGACCTGATCAGAGAGATCCAGGCGGGGATCAAAAAAGAGGTCTCCACGGGCGTCAGGCCCAAAAAGCTGATATGCAACATCTGTGGAACAGACAATATGAAGACCTACTGTCCCCACTGGCCGGGACGCACCTATGAAAAGGACGGCGTAAAAACAGGCTGTATGCTGACGATCGACGGCGTCAAAGAAGCCTACGAGCTCAGCCTGGTAGCCGTACCAGCCCAGCCCAGGGCGGGCACAATCAAAAATTACGGTCCAAAGCCTCCGGAAGAACCGAAGGCCAAAGATACAACTCCGGAGCCGGTCCCGGAGAACGACGATGTAGCGAAAGATCTTGAAACTCTCAGTGAGAGAGTGACAAGGTCTTTAATTTTTGTCGCTGAGTCCGAAATTTCGGACGGAAAGGATGATGTAAATGAATAAGCGTATGAGAGAGCTGCGTGCAAAGATGGACCAGCTCACAAAGCAGGCCCGTGCATTTATGGACGGCGAGAACAAGGATACCGCCAAAGCCGCGGAGCTGATGGACCAGGTGGATGCCATCAGACAGGAATATGAGCTCGAGAAGCGCATCTACGAGCAGGAAAAGGCTGAGAACGTACCGGAGAATGAGGCAAAGGCCGCTCAGGACGAGAAGAAGTCCGCTATTGATCCGCTGATCGCTTTCGGTAAGGCTGTTAAAAACCATTTCCGTGTAAACAAAGATCTTACCGGAATCCTCAACGAGGGAACCGATGCTGACGGTGGTTATACCGTTCCGGAAGACATCCAGACACGTGTCAATAAGTGGCGTGAGGCTGAATTCTCCCTGATCCAGCTGGTCAGACGTGAGAAAGTTACCACTGACACAGGCGCCCGCACATTCAAGAAGAGAGCACAGTATACCGGCTTTAGTCAGGTAGACGAGGGCGGCGTGATCGGTGCGACCGCGACTCCCAAGTTCGAGCGCATCACTTACGCAATCAAGAAGTACGCCGGCTATATGCCTCTCACCAATGAGCTGAGAAAAGACAGCGATGCCAATGTTGCCAAGGTCGTTATCGAGTGGCTTGGAAATGAGTCCAGGGCAACCGCCAACAACCTGATCCTTGCCGCGATCGCAACTAAGGCTCAGACAGATCTCGGAGATCTGGACGGCATCAAGAGAGCGCTTAATGTAACTCTTGGCGCAGCATTTAAGGCGACTTCTAAGATCATTACCAATGATGACGGTCTGCAGTATCTTGACACTCTGAAAGACGGACTCGGTAAATACCTGCTCTCCCAGAGCCCTGCTGATCCTATGAAGCTGGTCCTTTCCGCTGGTGCGACTACTGTACCGGTGGTAGTGGTTCCCAATAATTTCCTGGCGTCTACTCCCACATACAGCGCATCCACGGATACGACCGTGACAGCCGGCAAGACTTATTACACTCTGGCAGACGGTGTTTATACCGCTGTTAAGACTCCCACAGGTAACCCCAGCACATCCTCTTACTACGAGATGGATCCTACTCCTAAGATCCCGTTTATTATCGGTGATCTTAACGAGGGCATCATTTACTGGGATCGCGAGCAGATGTCTATTGCTGAGTCCAACGTGGCAGCTATCGGCCAGCTCAACGCTTTTGAGCAGGATCTTACAATCTATCGCGCTATCGAGCGTGAAGACGTTAAGGTCAGAGACGCCGCTGCATTTGTCAACGGTTATATTCAGCCGGTAGCGGGGGAATGATCACCGCTGATGCTGACGGTAACGGGATCCTTACCGAGGAGGAGCTTATGGCTCTGACAAAGAGCCAGCTCCTTGCTTTGGGTGAGGCGCTCGGAGTCAGCGGATTAAAGCCGTCTCAGACAAAAGCTCGGATCGTGGCCGCGATCCTGGCGGCTCAGGAGGAGGGAGGCAATGGCTAATATCAACGAGATCGAAGTATTGACCGAGGCTGAACTCCTTGATTATCTCGGCATTGATTACGCCGAGGATCACATGGTCAGGAATAATGTCTTGAGCGCGATCGTCCTGGCCGACGCTTATCTCAAGGGCGCGATCGGGGAAGACTACCCGACGGACGACCCGCGGGCTAAGGAGCTGGCCAAGATCGTAGCGGCGGACATCTACAACAACCGCGGCATGACTGAGAAGATCGCCTATACAGTCCGTAAGCTCGTCAAGGACTTCGAGTTACAGCTCCGCATGGAGCTGAGACGTAAGGAGGGCACGTGTGAATGAGTAACTACGATCAGGCGTATGTCTACGACAAGCCGGTCACCATACAGATTATCGATCCTGAGACAGAAACATGGACAGACAAATGGTCTTTACACGCCAGGATCAATAAATCGACCGGGGCCGAGTTTGTCGAAGCCGGCGCGAACCAGTCGCAGACGACTAAGATCTTCGAGTTCAGATT